TGAAATTTTTGAAAAGGTTGAGTCTATGTTAGAAGATATTAGATACGATCCATATGACTGGTTAAAGGATAGAGGTTATGAGAATGAGACAATTGTTAAATTTATAGACACAGATGCTATGCTGGATGACCTAGTCCGTGACGCGGATTACGGTTCATTAAATGGTTATGATAACTATTACGACGAAGTAAATATTAACGACACATATTATGTTGTTATGAGGATTGATTAATCTATAAATTATTAATATTATTAGTGAGATGGGTAGGAAAAAAAAGGTAATGTTTTTGATGGAGACAGATTGGATGTTTGACAAACCAATTGACCAAGAACATAAAGAGTATGTGTTATTATCCTATTTTCAAAAAATGGGTGAAAAATTAGATAAATTAGAATTATACCCAGGATTTATTGAGTTATCATTACATCTCGCAAATGCGCAAACGTTAATTAAAGATAAGAAAATTTTATATACGGATAAAAAATTTAAAACTGTTGATGACGAATTATTGGTTATGGATTTAAAAATTAAAGATCTACCCCCAATGACAAGTGATGAACACGCAGAATTTATTAAGATTTTATCATATAGTACACCAAAATTACACGAATATTTTGATATTGCAAAATCTGTATGGGAAACAGTATTTGACAATGTTGTTGTTAAAGTTAAAAAAAATATTGATAATATAACATTAAAAAATGGTTATTTTTATTATGAAAATATTGAAACCAATGTTTTATATGTTTGGGAATATGAGAAAAAACCAGCAGCAAAAGGATCCCCTGAAAATAAATTAATTATAAATTTAATTTATTCAGATGAAAAAAAGGATTTGACTATTACAAAAATAATTGATATGTTTAGTAATGTTGATAGTGAGAAACAAAAAACACTACCGATTGTTGAAATGACAGTTAATGGTGAGTTCCCGTTAGAAGAAACGTTATTACCACTATTTAAACGAAAATTGATTAGTTACATCGTACAGAAAAAAGGAATTGAGGATTACAAAAAAACAAAGGAACAATTAAAATAAATAATATGAAAACAAGAACACTTAATGAATTAAGACAAGAGAAAGAGTTTGGTTACAAAAATCCTGTATCACAGAAAAATAATCAACAAGAAATTGATTTAGTAAAAACTTACAAAACAATTCAGGATTTGGCAAACGAATTCCCGAACGACGCAGATCTTGGTCGTAAAACGAGAACACTTTTAATTAGTTTGGGGTTATATCAACAAAAAAACGGTTAAAATAATGGAAGAAAAAGAAATGGTTAATCACCCTGACCATTACCAATTTGGTAAAAATAATGAATATGAAGCGATTAAAGTGATTGACGCTTGGGACTTAGGTTTTTCTTTAGGTAATACTATTAAATATATCTCAAGAGCGGGTAAAAAACACAAGGATAAGGAATTACAAGACTTGAAAAAAGCGGCTTGGTATCTACAACATCATATTGAAAAGTTAGAAACTAATCGTTAATAACAACAAGGTCGTTTTCTTGTATGTCATATAGATCACAAGAACCCCCAGTTATTTCAAGAACCATATCACCAAAACCTTTGTAACGTAGACAATTATTATCTTTACAAGGTTTACAGTTTTTATGTATTTTTGTTATGAGATTATCTTTGATAAATATGATATCAAGATTAATTATACAATCTTTCATCCAGAAGGAATGATCACCTTCGTTTAGAACAAACAACATACCATTAAACTGATTGTCAAATTTTTTACCCATCATTCCATTTTGAATATCTTTGGGTGTGATCATTGTTTTTACAGTAAAGGAATTGTTATTTATTAATAGTTCCATAATGATAAATATCGTAAAATATTAAAATAATTTGTTTTTTTATGATTTTGTAGATATTTATGAAATACAAAAAAAACACACACCCCTACACTTTTTGTTGGAAAAACATAAAATCCCAGAAATTTTAAATATTTTTTTGGGATTTTTGTTTTTATATTAAATTTTTTATATATTTGTACTATGAAAACAGCATTTAACATTAGAATACTACACGAAACATTTGGTAATTTACTAAATGAGACATTTGTTGATCAAATACAATTTAAATTATTCTTAAAAATGATCCACACCAGTGTTGAACTAAAACAAAATTTATCATTCTATAATGGTGATACGTTTTATATTAACATACCAGGTAAAATTTTAGTTGATTGTGTAATTGTTACTAACACAAATGAGATATCTTTAACAGACCAGGTTAGAAGTAAGATTGAGGCTTTGGTTACCGCGTAAACTTGGTTTTTTCATTTTCCTATACCCAAAAAATGAAATGGTGGAGTCAATGGGTTGTTAATTAAATTTAACAACCCATTATTTTAATTTTAAAATTTGACCAGGTTTAAGTTCTGTTGATTTTAAATCGTTTAGTTTAATTATAGAATCAACGGTTACTGATTTGTCATATTTGGAGGCAATTCCAGATAATGTTTCACCTGGTTTTACAACATATAGTTTAAAGACACTCGGAGAAAGACCACCACCACCAATTTGTGATTTAGGTTTTTGTGTCTTAGTTTTTTGTTGTTTAACTTTCGGTTCAACTGGTTTAGATAATTCTTCGGCATATTTTAAGAAAGCCCTTTGATTGTTTTTCATTCGTTCAGCGACAGTTCCTTTTTTTCTTGGATCGTCAACATTTGAAAAGTCAATATTCCAACCTTCAAGATATTGTTTAGCACCCAAAGACCAATTACCATCATTTAAACTTTTAACCCATTTATAACCACTTTTAACTTCACCACGATATGTTGCATTAACCAATGCTCTTTGAACATACACTGGGTATTTATCAAATTTTGGAAAAACTTTTTTAGCAATCTCTTCGTGTTTTTTAATATCATCAGTTAATAATTGCTCGGCTTCTCTATTTGAGATAATCATACCTGGTTTTACTGATGGTCCGGTATGACCCCAACCTATCGTTAGTACACCACCATAAGGTGATTTTTTACTAATAAATGTTTTTTTATTATTTGGTGGTAATTTCGGATCCTTATCATCAAAAACGTAATGTTGGTTCTTACTATTAACAACGGTTGATTCATAACCTTTAATTAAATTCCTAAATTCTGTGTCATTAACAACACTTTCAATCAACATTTTATGTTGGTTTTCAGTTATTACGATTTTCATAATAATAAATAGTTGTGTAATTAAAAAAAAATATCTATATTTGCTATATGGAAAAATTACTATATATATGTCGCGGGATTTCAGGATCCGGAAAATCAACATTTGCAAAAACATTGGGTTGTCCTGTTTATGAAGCGGAACAATACTTTATGGTTCATCGTGATTTTGAGACAAATGAAATAATCGGTAGGAATCAAACTAATGGTGTTTATAATTTTGACCCAACTAAACTTAAAGAAGCACACGAGTCTTGTAGACGTAGTGTTGAGTCTTCTATGATTGATTCATTACCAAAAATCGCGGTAGCAAACACATTCACGCAGGAGTGGGAAATGGAATCTTATTTTGAACTCGCAAAGAAATATAATTATACTGTTTTCACAATTATTATTGAAAACCGACATAACGGGAAAAATGTACACAATGTACCAGAAGATAAAATTCAACAAATGAAAAATCGTTTTAATATAAAATTATGAATAGATTAGACAGATTAAAAGAACAACATCCAGATTTGAATGTATCGTTAATTGACATTATTACATCATTGGATCCGAGTGATACTTATAAGTATACCGAGTTTTTAATTAAAAACTTTAAAGGGGATGATAATCAATATTACAGTACAAATTTGGACGAACTTAAAGGTTATTTAGGTGTATTTTTGTTTGGGTCTGGAGAAATTGAAACTCTAAATGAATTTGAAAGACATTCAAAGGCTAATAGGATAAAAGAAAAAGATATTAGTCAATATAGTAATTTTTTAGAATTAAACGAATCTGTCTTAGCGGCTAAAGAAATTGAAAACAGAAAAAAAATTGAAAAAGAAATTTTAAGGATTTACGAAGATGATACTTGGTTAATTTTAACACCACTAAGTTTTGAATCATCCAAAATTTATGGTGCAAATACTAAATGGTGTGTAACGCAAGAAATATATTGGAATCAATATTTGACAACACATAGATTAATATATGTCATTAATAAAGAAACAGATGTAAAATTTGCGTTTTCTAGGAATTTTGGTACAGAAAGAATCCAGTCTTGGGATTCTTTAGATAATGAAGTTGACCCAATGGTTGTTAGTTTTATACCAGATGAGTTATTTTTAAAAATTAGAAAAGAATTACAAGAAAATAAAACAACTGGTGATTTAATTGGTTGGGGTGATAATGTGAAAAGTATACGAAAAATATCTGATTATCCGATTACTAGGGACTATAATATTGATAATAATATAGCGTTAAGAGATTTCACAAATATGCTGTTGGAAAATCGGACTAATGGTATATATGTTAATGATGGGTCAGGTGTTTTAAATAATAACACTAATGTACCGACAGACATACATACTGCATTAATAGGTGTTGACAGTTTAGATCACACACCAAGACTAAGGAATATTGACATATCACCATATCATAATGATACGGAACTTAGTGAAATGTTAGAATATTATACATCTATGTTTTCTTCAAGTTCTTTATTAAGACCTTAAAAAAATAAAAATTATGAGTTTTAAAAAATTATTGACAACAGGAAAAGTGTGGATAACCTCAGATACCCACTACGGTCATAAAAATTTGACGAGAGGAGTGACCAATTGGCGAACCCAGGATGGACAAATACCTATTGACTCAACAAGAGACTTCCAAACGATTGAACAAATGAACGACCGAATTGTTAGTGGAATTAACAATATGGTTGGTCAGGATGATACTTTGATAATGTTGGGTGACGTTTCATTTGGGGGTTTTGAGAATATTGAAATTTTTCTTGATAGATTAGTTTGTCAGAATATTCATCTTATATTAGGAAATCACGATATGCACATCCAGAACAATCGTGGAAACATACAGAGTAGATTTTTAAGT